TGCTATTTGCATAGCATTACTGGTTTTAACCGTATAACTCACATATACATTAATTACTTAATGTATAAAATGTTATACCCTCCTATTCGTAAAATAGGATCTATGTGTTCTTAATCGAAGAAATTTGCATAAGAATCATATATTGATTTGGAACTTCTCAGTTCTTCAACTTTATATGTTCCATTGTTAATTTCTTTTAATTTATTGAATGTCATAGAATAATTATTTGAGATATGATTAGTTAAATCAGAACTGTAAGAATATGTAGATTCTCCTATGGAGGATCCATATATAATCTCATCAGTAGAATTAATTTCATCAAATCCCAACTTAAATATTTTTCCTGTATTTAATAATTCAAGAGTCTTATTTCTCTCTTTATTAAATACATTGTCAATATTTAGCATTAATAATTCTTTAGATCTTTGTCTAAAATTAACAGAATTTACTTGTCAATTTGAAACTTGATCTTTATAATTATTAAGATAATTATTTATACCTGTAAAAACAGGGTAATATTTTAAATTGTTAATTTCATCTTCATTCAAATGATTCTTATTTGATATGATAGATTCAACTAATGAATTTAACTTTACCATACTGTTTTTTACTGTTTTTCCGATACCTAAACCGATAATATCATTAAGTAATGAATGAATTAAATTATCATTAGGTATCATCACTAGATCATTATTTAAATTATTTGCAATTAATTCTCTTAAAGAATCAATTGTTGAATAACCAAAACAATGATCTAATGACTTATGGAAAATAGAAACTTTCATGTTAAACCTAGAATTTGAATACTTAGTACTCAATTTTCGGTTTAATCCTTTGTAAAGTTTCGAAACTACGTGGATTAAATTCAATGAAGAACTTAAGTAATTTCTTTTGATTTTATAAAAATCATAAAGATTTACCATAACAATAAAAGGATTGTTAATGTTATTAACAATTCCAGATATTGGTATTCCAGTAATTTCTTTTCCTTTACAAATTCATCTTTTAGCAAATTCATAAGTATCGTGAGATACATGTGTTTTAGCTTCAGATAAATCTACACCCAAATTATTAATTCAAATTTTATATAACTTGGCAACTTTATCGTTTTTAATGACGATATCATCACCAAGTATAATATAATCTTTAAAATTTTTAATCCCATTTAAGTGTGCACACCAATGTACAACTAAATGGTGGGTTAATGTAAAGGCAGCTCAAGAAGAATAAGCACCCATTGGTTGTCCGGCTTCGTATGAAACCATATAACCATTTGGTGTCTTAAACTTTCTACTAGATAGTATTCCATATCAACCTTCAGATAATTCTTTTGAAAACATATGTTCCAAAAGTCTTCTCTGAAGTTTAATTGGAAATCTATCTGTAGCTGATGAAAGATCTAGTGATCAATATTGATTTAAATCATCGTTTCATTTATTATATGGATCTTGAGTGTATGTCCTATCTTGTGGAAAATTTTGAAGTTTATTCATAATTTTCTCATGGATAGGTTTTAAAAATAATTGTGTATAGTAATCTACTATTGCAACTATTCTTAGCTTACATTCAGGATCATAT